CCGCGGAATCAAGAAGAGGACGAAACCGCATGGATGGCAGCCGGCGACAGCGAGGGCGGCGAGACGGATGCGCCGGCGGCGATCAACGACACCCCCAAGTTCGGGCACGGCCTGAGTTGCGGCGCCTACCACGACGGCTGCGCCGGCGAGCAGTGAGTTACCGCCGAACAACTTCGCAAGGCCATCGCTCGGCTGCCACAAAGGTGAACGTGCCCCACTTCTGAAAATTTTTGTTCCGTTCCAATCCTGGAAAACTTCAGTTTACGGGCAGAAAGTGATGTGGGAGACGATTTTGAAGTGCTATAGCTAACCTATATATTAAATTTCGGAACAAAAATATATAGTAAAAACAGCCACTTACAAAAGTGGCTGTTCCAAAGTTCCAAAACGTGAGAGCCGGCCATTACAATGTAATCCGGTTGCGAATAGCCCACAACTGTGTTGTGCCCCGTCATACGACCAAAATTTCGGAACATTCCTGAATTTCGGAACATATGACGGAGTGCATAGACCTCCTCAGTCAGCCAGCCGACCGGCCAAGTTTCCGAACGGCAGAGCCCGCAGCGCCGTCCTGGACGGGTCGTCGAACGGTGCGTGCAGCACCTGACTCACCGCCGGGCCGGTCAGGCCCACCCCGAAGTCCGTGGCGAAGGCATCGTAGCCCATCTGTCCGATGCCCAGGAGCCCTGCCCTGTCCACGCCGTGCTGTAGCATGCCAGCCAGCCCGCTCTTCATCCACGCAGGCTCGTCACCCGGGATGAGCAGCTCCTTGATGGCGTCGGCTGCGATGATCACCGGCACGTAGCCTGCCATGGCTGCCAGCGCTGGCCGGTAGTTACCCAGCTTCGCCTGCTCCACCGCCTTGGCCAGGATGACGCTCTGGAAGGTGTAGGTGAACTGCTTCATGTGCCAGAGCATCTGGTAGTGCGGGTCACTGCCCCAGATCGTCCGCTGGGCCGCGTTGGGGCGCAGGATCGCCCCGTTCACCCACTTCGACACGGCCGCTTGGTTCTTGAGGTCGTTCATGTCGAGCTCCCCGTCGGCGTCCAGCTTGATCGCCTTAGGGTCGAACCCCTTGCCGAACAGCTCCTCGAAGCGGGCCACCTCCGCGGGGTCAGCCGCGTCGAAGCCCTCCGACTGGTACTGCTTGATGACCCGCTCGGCCACGCTCGTCGCGGTGATGCGCATGGCCCGGTTCCAGGCCTCCATGCCGTTCCACTTGAACAGGGCGTCGCTCATGCGCCGTGCCGTGCCGGTGAGGAACACGCTTCCGTAGGTCTGACCCAGCGCGTCCATCATGCTGCCGGCGTCGACCGTGCCCCATATCTCAGCCCGCTTGGCCTTCCTGTCCTCGCTCTTCTTGTCGGACCAGCCCAGCTTCACTTCCTTGACGCCGGTCGTGAAGGCATCCCAGGCGTCGCCCAGCTCGCCGCCGTTCACCACCAGACCGACCACGTCGGCGAAGGAAATGAACAGCGTCGTCGAGAGCAGGCGGAAGTTCTGGTAGGTCATCATCCAGCTGTTGAGCGCCCGCATGTTGTCGCTGATGTCGGCACCCAGCGTGCCCTCCATGGCCATCACCGCTTTGTAGGCATGCTCTAGCTTCTCGGCCGCCTTGATGCGTGCTTCCTTCAGCAGCTCGGCGCCCTCACGCACACCGAAGATCCGCTCACCCTCGCCGCGCAGCGTCGGGAAAGGCTTGTCGAACTCCAGGCCGGCAGCCATGGCCGCGGCCTTCTCCTTGCGCCACGCCTTGATGGCAGGCTCCAGGGCGTCTCTCGCCTCGCCGACCAGCTTCTCGCCGCCCATCTCCAGGAGGAAGGCGGCCTGAGCACGCTCACGGGTTTTCTCTCCACCGTGGCCGAAGCGGTCAGTGTGCTCTGCCCGCTTGACCATGCTGCTGATGTAGCTGGTCATGGTCTGCACGAGATCCTTGCTCTTGAACGCGTCGAACACCTCGGGGTTGATCCAGTCGAGCTCACGGCGGTTCACGGCCGCGGCGATCGGGCTCATGCCCAGGTCACTGGTCGTCTCGTCGAGTTCCACATGCCCGCCGCTGTTGAGCACCCGGCGCAGCAGCGCCTCGGCGACCGCCTCGGGGGTGATCTCCTCACCCGGCTTGGCCAGCTGCGAGGCGGTGTTCAACCCTGCGTACTCGCCACGCTTAGCCTCATTGTTCGCCTTCTCGGCGATGGAGGTGAGCTCCTTCAGGTGGTGCTTGAGGAGCAGCGCCTTGAACTCGTCGCCATCCTTCATCAGCGCGTCGACATCCCACACCTGGGGGTAGTAATCCTTGCGCTTCTGCAGCCCCACCCACTCGTGCGTCTCCGGGTCGAGCCTCGCGACCTTCTTCTTCTCGGCGTACTCGAAGAGGTTGTCCATGATGTCGCGGATGGCGTCGTAGAGCTCCTTGGCCGGCGGGTGCGTCGGTTCCTTGCCGGTTGACAATGCCTTGCGCGCCAGCTCGATGTCACCCTCGTCCTTGCCGCGCAGCAGGTTCTCAAGCCTGTTCATGTACTGGTTGCGCTTGGCCGACACAGCCTCGAAGAACGATGCCTGCTTGCCCATGGCCGAGCCCGTCTTCTGATTCCACAGACGCAGCTCCTCGGTCATGTAGGTGTTCTTGACGTTCTCCACGACCGACTCAGCCGACAGCACGTACTTGCCCGCCACGTCGACCACGGTGTTCACCGCCGAACCGACGGCCTCCATGGCCTTGTCGTGCTCTTCAAGGCGAGCATTGATCTTGTCGACCAGCTTCTGCCGGCCCGTATCGTCGCGGCTGAAGCGCCCGCTGTCGAAGGCGGCCAGGACGAATTCAGCCTGGAGGAGATCCTGTTCGGCGCGCATCTCATCGGTGACCATGCCGAGCACGCCACGCAGGAAGTCGGCTGTCTTCTGGAACCAGCTCTTCGTCTCCGGGCCAAGGCTGATCAACCCAGCCTTCCAGAACTGATACAGGTAGGCCAGCGCCTCCTCCGGGTCAGCAAGCTGGGCCTGGGCCTCGGGCTGGCCATCGAGTAGCTGCGAGAGCTTGTTGAGGATGCGCTTGTTCGAGGCAATGCGCTTCATGAAGGCCTGCGTCGTCTCGCCGCCGTGCTTGCCGAGCAGGGCGAAGAACTCGTGCATGCTCTCATGATAGGCCGTGCCGAGAACGTCAGAGTTCAGAGCGAGGCGGATGGTGTTGACCGTCACACCCTTCGTCCACTCGCCGGAGGTGCCGTCGTTGAACGCCTTGACGAACTCGACGTTGATCTTGTCGCCCAGCACACGGGTGAGGTGCTCGCGTGCAGCCTCTTCTGCCTTGTGCCTGCCGGCGGCCGTCTTGGCGTCGTCAGCCTTCACCTTGGACTGTTTGTTCACAGGAATGGCTGCAACCAGCGCGTCGTAGAGGCGACTGACCCGGGCCATGTCGTCGGCGTCGAGCTCGTCGTTCTTCAGGAACTGCATGCCGTCCAGGGCGTCGAGCACCTTGGTGATTTGAGCCTCCGTCATCTTGGCGATGGCGGCCTTGAGCTTGGCAGGGTCAGCGGCTATGGCCTTGGTGACCCAGTCGGCGACGGGGTCTCGCTGTACTTCTCCGGCCACTCGGCCAGCACCCGTTGAGCTTCCGGCCTTTCCGCCAGCGACTTGATGTCCCACTTGAGGAACGTCTCGAACTCGACCCTGCCCCACTTCTTTCTGTGCGCCAGCGCCACGTGTGCGTCCATCCACATTGCCCACACCTCCTTCGGTGTCGACAATAGCACGCGCCCTTGGCAGGACGTTCTTCGCCCGCTCGATGAGCCGGCTTGCCTTGCCCGCTTCAAGATCGGTCGCAAGATCGGTGACGACATTCTCGGGTGTCATCTCCGCCAGAACCTGGAGGTGTCCAAGCGAGGCCTCGGCGGCATCGATGCGGTCGTTGTCGACTTGGTCCTGCACGTTGCGCATGAACGTGCTTGCGCTGGCCCGCAGCCAGGAGACGACGTTGCCCATCGACACCATGCCGCCGTTGGGATTTACCTGCTCGATCGGCGTCGGCAGGTTCTTCTCAGGGAGACGCACACCAGTCTTCACCTCCCGCACGCCGGTGACCGCATCCTTGACGAGCCGCTTCGAGTCGCCCGTGCCGGCCATCATACCCGTCGCGTAGTCGTCGTCACCCTTGGCCATGCCGCGATCGTTGCGGTGGATGGCCGCACCCTTCGTGCCGACGGCCTTCGCCGGGTCGTCACGCAGCGTGCCCCACTCTTGAATGTCGTCGTCCGGGCCTGAGCCTCGGGTGTTCTCGCTGGGCGTCGTCCCGGTGTTGTATTGCTCGTCGCCGGTGATGTCGTAAAGGGTGTTGGTGACACCTTCGAGCTCACCCGTCTCGTTGAAGGTCGCCGTGGCCGTGTCAGCCGCGCGTGCTGTGTTGAGCTTCCAGTTGATGGCAGACAGAGCGCGCTCGCGCCAGTCGACAGCGTCCTCTGTGCCCTTCTTCAGACCCTCGAAGCGCTGGTCCTTGTCGAAGAACTTGAGGGTCGCATCGCGCGCGGCGATGAAGCGTTTGTCAGAGGGCTTGCGACCGAGGTCGTTCTTCAGGCCGCGCAGGTAGCTCACCTGCTTCTGTGTCAGCATGTGGCGTGCAAGCTGCACCATCATTCCGGCCTCGCGCGGGGTGTAGTGAAGCTCACCGCTGCCTGTGAGCTCCTTGAGGGCCTGCTTCAGCACAGCCTCGTCGCCTGCGTCGTGGAAGTCGGCGAGCGCCCTGCTGGCCACGTCATGGCTCGTCTTCGCCTTGCTGTCGTCCTTACCCAGGCGGGCGTAGTCCTTATCACTCAGCACGAAGCTGCGCAAACGCTTGACCATCAGGAACCGCATGGCCTTGCCGCTGCTCTGGAGGATGGCCCGCTCAACGACAGACTGACGCTCCTGCTCTGCGTCGTGGGCTTTCTGCTGCCCACGAGCGTCGCTCACCCGCACGTTGGCGGCGATGGGGAGCACGCCAGGGAAGTTCTGGTCGCCCTTGCCGGCCTTCATCCAAACAGGCTTGACCGTCTGGTCGCGAGGCGTCGCCCGGTCGATGTAACCCACCCGGGTGAAGCCGCTAGCCTGCAGCAGCGACGTCACGCCATCCTGCAGAATGCGGTACAGGCGAACGTTACCACCAGCCTCGTCGAAGGTGCCGGTGAAGCCGGCGTCGCCCTTCTTGCTCATCACCTTGGCAATGATCTTGCGAGCTGTGGTGGCGTAGTAGTTGCCCGATTTCGAGCCGTTGTCGAACACCAGCACCCCGTTGGTCACAAGCGCCCTGGCCGCGCGCAGGTTCAATTCCTTCAACCGAAGATCAGTCACGTCCTGCTTGGTGAAGCCAAGGTCGTTGGGTAGTTCGCTCTTGGTGACGCGAACCGCGACGCGGCTCTTGTTGAGTAGAGCAATCTCCCTGTCGACGTTTCGATCGTGCTCACGCCGCGCAACCTCGTGGGCGCGAATCTGCGCAGACCCTGCATCTTTACCCGGCGTCTTCGGCGGCGTGATACCTAGCTCGCGCTCGGCGATCTCTCGACGGAGCTTGCCGATCTCGTTGGGATGCAGGGCCTTCGACTCAGCCTCGGCGGCCCTGCGCTCGGACGGGGTAAGCTCGGCCGACGGCAGAGCCTTGGCGACGGCAAGCTCCTCACTGCTCAACCTCGCCTCGTCCTTGCCAAGGCCACGGGCGTACTCACGCACGGCCTTGCGCTTCCCTGCCGCGTCGATGGCCTTCTGGTGCTGACGCTTTTCGACCTCACGGTCGACATAGCCGACAGTCGCGATGCTGCGAAGTGACGGCTCGTCGCCATCTTCCTTGGCGGCGCGAACACGGCCGGCCTTCAGCTCGTCAAGGGCAACACGGTGATCGTCGTTGGTCAGGTCGAAGTATTCACCTGCGGCCCCGGCCGCCTTGTCGCGGTGCTGGTAGTAGCTCTCCTCTTTGACCTTGGTGAAGCCGTGCTCAGTCGACTCGGACAGGCCCTGCTCTTCACGCTGGGCGAAGGCGTTGTCCTCGGCAAGGCCGGAGATCACCTCTTCATCATCCTGACCGTCGTCGACTCCTTGCTTCGGCTGGGTCTTCTCTTCGTAGAAGTGGTCGAGCACTTCGTTCTTGCGCGGGCCGAACCAGCTGTCGAGCGCCGCATCCTGCGCCTTACCGATCTCACCGCCGTTGGCGATGGTGCGAAGGGCCTTGATGATCGGCGCCATCTTGGACAACTTCTCTTCGCGCGTGCTCGACTCGAGCGTGTCCTTGAGCTTGGTCACTGCGACGGGCGTCATCTTGCTCCAGACCATGGCCGCGTCGCTTTCGTACTGCTTGGCCATCTCACCGACCCGATTCATGACGTCACGAGCCACGCGCTCGACGCCGAGCTCGTTCGTGTCAAGCATGCCCTGGTCGACTGCGAGCTTGTATGCGTTGGAGATGAGCTTCTGAGCGTCCTTGCCATAGCTCTTGATGAGGCTCTCAGGGATGAGCACCTCACCGTCGGCGCCCTTGAACCCCCTAGCCACCCAGCTCATGATTGCCACCGCGGCTTCGCGCTGGGCCGGCGCTACATTCTGGCTCACCTCCTTTACGATGCGCTCGTCGATGCCCTGCTTGATCCAGATGTCGGCGAGGATGGGAATGTCCTTCACGAACTCTTGGCCCTGGCGTCGGGCGCTTTCTCGCTTCGCGGCGAAGACATCGGGGTCAGATGGGCCGCGGTCGGTGAACTCGGGCTCTGTGTTGTTCTCGACACCGTAGATGGGAGGGTCAGTGATGACATCCGTGAGCTTGCGACGAGGGTTGACCCTCGACTTCTTCGTCTCACCGTTCAGCTCGTCGACAATGCTCTGGGCCTGGGCTCTCTGCTTACCCTCGCCGTCGGCGATGGTGAGCTCGTCGCCAAACATGAATGGGTCTCCGTGGGTGGCATAGTTCGTCGCCGCAGCCTTCTCTTCGTCACTCGCCGCGCTCTGCGGGTCGAGGATCTTGGCAGCCAGCCGGTCAGCGTAGGGCTTGCGCATGGCGTGGATGTCCGAGCCTTCGAGGTCGCGCTCGTCGTGGAACTCGCCCGGGAGGCCGGTCACACGACGGCGGTCAGGATCGACGTTGAGGCCAGCGACGTAGTCGTCCAGCTTGACGAACTGCTCGTCGATCTTGTTCTTGGCCTTGCCGGCCAGCTTGCCCGCCGCCGCGGCGCTCATGTCGATGAGCTGCCGAGGGTCGGTAGCCACGTCGACCGCGGCGTCGGTGGCGTTGTGGCCGATGCTGGAAAGCCCGCCGACACCACCCATGGCGCCGCCAGCTACGGCACCGGCCGCGCCGGCGTTCAGGGCCTGCTGGTAGTCCAGGTCGTCGGTCAGGCCCTTGTCCTTCAGGCTGTTCTGGGCGCCCTGGCCGACCAAGTTCTGAGCAAATTCCGTGCCAAATTCACCGGCTGCGCCGCCACCGATCGCCTTAACCATGGCGCCCTTGACACCCGCTTTTGCCAGCGACTTGCCGGCCCCCAGGGCCATGGCCCCCATGGCACCCGGCACGAGGCCCTCCAGGGGCGCCTGGATGGCCCCAGACACCCTCGAGGTGTCGAGGATCTCACCGTAGTCCTTGGTGGCCCGGATGGCGGGGTCCATCATGGCCGTGCCGGCCGTCTCGTCGGCCATCTGGTCGTAGCCGGCCAGGGTCGAGCCAGCCATTGCCCCAAGTTGGGCACCCTTCATGCTGCGGGTAGCGAGGCCCCCGGCCAGCCCGCCGGCCATGGAAGCCAGTGCCGGCTTGATCGAACTACGCACGTTGCCCAGGGCACCCATGGCCCACTTGGCACCGCTGCCCAGGCCGTCAATGTCGGTGAAGTTATGGACCGTCGGCGCCCAGGTGCGGGCCAGCTCGGCGGTGCGCCGGCCCTCGGCCTCCAGCTGCTGGCCGGCGACGTCGTCGCCGGCTTGGTATGCACTGGCTGCACCCCACAGGAGCTTGTTGGCCTGCTCGCCAAGCCCGGCGGCGTTCCACCCGCGGGAGAACTCGCTGGATGCGGATGCCTGCAGGGATTGGTCATTGGCGAAGGTTGCGCTGGCGTTGTCCATCTTCGCCTGCGCGGTCGGGGTGAGCGTCGCCATCGCCCGGGTTCTGAGTTCAGCCATCACTTGCCGCCTTTCAGGTACAGCTTCTTGAAAATCGCCTTCTCGTCATCGGTCAGGCTGTTGTATTGACTCGTGCTGATGTGGTCCCCCTGGTCAGTTATGAACCCACCTCGGCCGACCCCCTCGTTCGGTTTCCACTGACGAATGTCTGTACCGCCTTGGCCGGCCTGAGAGAACCAGCGATCGTAGAACGCCTGCATCCCGTCTAGCTTCGACGCAAGACCGACATGCGTGGTGACGTCCTTGTTGAACTCCTCGGGCGACTGACCGGGGCTGGGCTGAAGGTTCGCCGCAAGGCCGCGGATGCGAGCCAGCTTCTGACCGTCGAGCTTGCCGTCGGTCGTGGCGTACTGTTCAAACTGCTTGTCGAGGTTCGTCAGGCGCGCCTGTGCCGTCTCGCGGGTGTCTTTCACCGCGGCCCGTTGGTTCTCGGCAACGCGAGCGGCGAGACTGTCCTGGCGCAGCTGACGGTTGAGATCACGATCTTCCTGGGCGCCGACGAACGCGGCTCGCTTGAGCCCGAGCTCGGCCTGAGCCATGCCCTGGGTGGCCTTGCTCTTCTCCATATCGGCGAGGACCATGGCAGCGTTGCGGCTGCCGCGCTTCACGGCGTCACGAAGGTTCTTCTCCGTGCCAGCCTCGGTAGCGATACCAGCGAGGCGCTGGTCACCATGGGTCAGACGGGCCAAGGCCTCCTTGTCACCGGAGAGCGCCGCGCCGCGAGTGAGCTCAGCCAGACGGTCCTGGTCCTTGGCGTTGCGCTGGATGGCGTCGGCGTACTGCTGCGTCTTCGACCAGTCGTTGGTCACACTGCCGTCGGCCGCGCGGTAGAGCTGGCCGCCACCGGCACGGTTGTCGCCCGTAAACGTCGGGGTGCCGTTGATGTTCGAGACGGAGATGCCGGAGCCGTTGAGCCCCTGCTTGGCGTTGAAGAGTGCCTGGGCCGCACCGTCGCGGAAGGACGAGCCGCCGTTGGCCTTCACACGGTCGGCGAGCGCGGCGTTGATCGGCGCTTCGAACTGGTTGAAGTTGCCAGCCTGCCGCGCGAGCTCTGCCTCCGGGTCCGCTTGTCGTGCGAACTGGTTGGTCTTGAACGTGGTGCGAGCGACCTTGGCGCTCGGCAGCTCGTCCTGGCCAACGATGCCGCCGTTGGGTGTGTCCATCAACTGCTGGTAGCGCGGGTCACCCGGGCCGATGACCTCGGAGTTGTCCTTGTAGGGGGTGACGGCGCCGGCCTTGGCGATACGAGAACGATAGGCGTCGAGCGCCGACGCACCGAGGCCGCTCTCGATGTAGCGGTCGGCCGCCCCGCCAAGCACCGCACTGCCGACACCGCCCGCGATCGCGCCGGCAGGGCCTGCGGGGGCACCAGCCACACCACCGACGATGCCTGCTGCGGCCGGGAGAGCCAGCGTCTTCACGTCACGCGCGCCTTGGCGGAGCTTGTCGAAGCCGCTCACACCGGGGTCGTCGTAGAACTGGCTGCGCACACCGTCATGGTCCATGGCGATGCCTTGGGCGGCAACACCAGCTGCGCCGATGGCGCCACCAAGCCCGACGCTGCGGGCTTTCCCGAGTCCGTTACCGACTGCGCGACCGGCGCGATAGGCCACCCCGGGTTGCGGGGCGGCCGGCTGCGGAGCTGGCCCGGTGACTTCCATGCCCATATAGCCGGGCTTTCCTCTGGCCGGAGCCCCATCTGCATTGAAAAACCCGGTCGCGACCTTGGCCTTGTCGCGGAAATAGCCTTCGATGTTGCTCATTTTGACTCCGTCAGAGTGTGTCAGATCGCCCCACGGGGCATGCGGGGCATTGATGGAGGCCCGAGACGCACCGCCCCAGTCAACCCGCCTCCCATCAGGATGATAAATGCCCGCGTTCGGGTCTCCCACCAAGCCCCCGTTGGCAAAATTAAGGCCATTCGGCTTTACCATCTGCAGGCCTTGCTGCTGCCCGGCCTCGAAAGATTCTGCCGTCTGCTCTCCAGCCCCGAACCGACGCCCAAGATTATTGGCGGCAGCGCGAAAACCTCTGTTGCCGACAATCTCTCTCGCCCCGGATGCGATGGCATTCCCAATCTTGTAAGCTTTTTCCGCGAGCGGAATGCTGGATAGCGAGGCGGCAATCGCGCCCTGCGTATCACCCTTCTGCATGGCATCAGCGTAGTTGAGACCAGCAGAGGGGATGCCAACCACCGGATGCAGTTGAGCAGCCTGATACGCCAGCGGGTACTCCTGCTGAAGAACCCGGTTCCCCTGGCGCACATCTGAAACGATCGGGTCGATGACGGCCTCACGTAGCCCTTGCGCAATATCGACAGGCGGCGGCTTGCGAACAGTGCCACCGTCGACAAAGTACAACTCGTCGCGGGGCCTCTCCGGCTGGGCTGCCTCGCCGGTATCCTCCTGCGCCTGCTGCTCCGCTGAGGCGTGAGTGACCGCCTTCAGGCCATCCAGCACCTGCGCGCCGATGGCCTGCACCTGCTCGGGCGGAACCTTGTATTCGCCGTTGCTCAGGTTGACCGGAACGGCACCCTCCTTCTCGCGCTGGGATTTCGGTTTAAAGCCAAGGCGCGGGCCGGGGTCGGCCGCCTGCGCCGCCTGCATCATGCCGGGGCGAAAGCCCAGGCATGCCATGTTCTGCTCGCCGATCTGCCGGGTGCTGTCGGCCGGCATGATGTAGGTGCCCGGCGGAACCGCATCCTTCACCGAATCGGATGTGCCTGTGCCGGGGCCGCGCACCATGCCGCCATTGGCAAAGCTCTCCGGCTGGGGCTGCATGCCGCCCGGCATCGGAAACCCGCGAGCCATCTGCGCGCCGCCCTTCATTCGCGGCCCATCTAACACTCGCGTCGCCATCCTTGCCCTTTCTGTAAAGCTCGGCACCGCACCGGCGGCCTTGGTGCGAAAATCACTGTCAATGTTGCTCATTTCGACTCCGTCAGAGTGTGTCAGATCGCCCGATTATAGGGGATCAGAGGCTGTACTGCTCGATAGACGCGGCCATGGCGTTCATGCCGGATAGAGCGCTGCCCGCCATCTGGGCGTAGCTGTTGGCCCCACCAAGGATCACCTGGGCCGTGTCGCTCATGCGGCGGTACTCGAGGCTGGCCGACTGCATGACAACCTCGCCGTCAGTCTTGTACTTGGCCAGGGCGAGCTCGCCGGTGGCCTTCACCCGCTCGAAGTTCGCCTTGGCCTCCTCAACACCAGCCTGCTGCTCGGCGACATACCCCTTCAGCTCGGCCTCATAGCCGATAACGTCAGTCTTCACACGGGTCGCCTCGGCGTCCACCAGGGAGTTGTATGCCTTGACCTGCGCCTCGAAGCTCGCCAGGAGGCTGCGGTTCTCGGCAGAGATCGCCTCGGCGGCGGCGCCTTGGGCGGAGATGCTGGCCTGCCATGCACGAACCTCTTCAGCGTAGCCCTGGGCCTCGGCTTGATAGGCGCGCCACTTCTCGCTGTTCCCCTGAAGCTGAGCCTTGTAGGCGTCCCACTCGGCGCTCTTACCCTGGATGGCAGCAGAGTAGGCCTGGACCTGTGTGCCGAAAATATCAGTCTTGAGCTTCTCGATCTGGGCTTTCGCGACGACGCTGTCAACGGCCGCTTTGTATGCGTTGGCCATCACAGCCAAGCCGTTCATCTTCGCCGAGAACGCCTGAACCTTCGCCTCGTCAACGGACACCTGGGCTCGGAGGGCGCCGACCTGGGCCTGATAAACCTCGTACTCAGCCAGCGTTGCGCGGAGCAGCGAGTCGAACACCATCGCCTCCGCCTTGTAGACCTCCACCTGGGCGCTGACCATCTTGACGCGGATGTCGTACAGGGCCACAACGGCACCCATCACACCCTTCGCAAACTCGAGTGCTTGGCCGTTGAGTTGCACCAGTGTGGAGGCCCACTGCTGAGTCGAAGCCAGTACCATCTGCCGAAGGTTCGTCGACTGGGTGACGGCCCACTGCAAGTTCTGCTGTTCGAGCTCGGCTTGCTTGATGACGATCTCGATCGCCATACGAGCGTTGTTGTCGGCAGCAGCCTGCCGGGCCTGCACGGCGGCAGAAAACTGGGCGCCGCCCGGGATCGTGAAGCCGCGGGCCGCACCCTCTTGGTAAACGGTATCGCGGACGCGAAGGTACTCCTGTGCATTCTTTTCAGCCCCGCGCGACCAGATCGCAGTCTCGACGTTCGGCGCCAGTGCTGTCCCACCCTCAACATACTTGGCCAGACGGGTCTCGATGGCCGCCATCTGCTCGTGGAAGCGCGGGTTGATCTTCGCAAGCTGGGCGTCGATCGCAGAGTCGAGGTCGCTGCGCAAGCGGTTCGACTGGTCGGCGAAGTCGAGGCGGAACTTCTCCTCGAGCCCCTCCGGCGCCGACAGGTCCATGTTCGGCTTGACCGCTTTGAACTCCGGCACGCTGACACGCGGGGCATCAGGAACCGTGACGTTGGAGATCGCCGGGGGCTCGAACTCGAAGCTGCGCAACAGACTCGGCGTGTCTGGGATGTCAGGGATTGTCAGGCTCGGTGCCCCTGGCACGTCCATCGTCAGCGCCGTCGGGAGGTTCGGCTCCCTGACGGTCGGGGTGTTCGGCGCGGAACCCGGGGCGCCCTTTCCGATGTCGATGGAGGGGATTGCCCGTGTCTGAGGCGCTTCGCCCGGCTTGGGCGGCTCTCGAAACGATGACCCCTGGAAGGCGGGCGCTTTGTCTGCGGAGTAGGGTTTGAAGTCAAAACTGAGCGTCGGCCCACCTGTGATGGGGATGACTCGGGTGTCGAACGCCTTGATCGCCCCTTGAATCGACTCTTTGGCCGAGTTGGCGAGCTCCCTCGCCATCGACTGTGCTTCTGTGATGACCGCTGAAACGTCTGTTGCCACTTTCAAGCTCCTTTAGATTCTGTCAGGGTTAATTCTACACGCCAGGGGTGCTGAGACGCGGGTTCACACCGAATGAACCGTCGCCGGCCTTGAGCTTCGGCAGCTTGATATTTCGCCAGCTGGCGAAGCGCTGAATGACCATGGGCCTGTACGACGGGACGGCGGCCACGAACGCCTGGAGGTCAAACACAACGCCGAATGCCGATTCGAGTGCCGCCACATGCGTTGTTTGTTCGAACACCTCAATGTCCTCCCCAGCCTCGTTCTTCTCGATGCGCCGGTACTCAATCAAGTCGAATGGAGCAACAGGGGCTGCACTGTTGTATGGGTTCCTGAAGAACGCAAACACGGCCGCGTGGCCGTCTGGGTGGGTGGTAATGCCGGTGTGAACAGAAGCGTCGAAGCCGTAGCGATATGTGGTGTGGTCCCACGCCAGCCGGTGTAGCCCGAGCGAGAAAGCCGAGGCGATGCTGTTGGGTGTGACGGTGTCGCCGCCAAGCCACGGCGACCCCGACGGAAGGAAGTCGGCGGGTAGGAGGGTGTTGCCCGAAGCGGTCGAGGTCGCCTGTGTTCTGGGCAAGCTCGACCCTTGCCTGTCCTGAGCGAAGAGCACAACATGAAGCCCTACGGACGAACCATCCCTGCTCTGCTCGAACACCTTCGACATGGAGCGCAGGTCTGACGACAGCAGCCGGGCGAGCCCGTATGCGCCCGACGACGACTGCTCTTCGATGAAGTCGCGACTGATGGTCGGGGGTTCGCCTGGGTATGTGCCCAGGGCAAAACGCTCGACGAAGCGGGAGCGCCGCACCATCCTGTACGGCCTGTTCATTGCGACGCAGTGCGTCTGCACGTCAGTCGCGGTTTCTTGATTGCGGGTAACGACGAACTCGTCATAGACAGTTGGACGAGCGCCAGCCCCGCCCACGGCCGCCCCGTGAAGGCGCATCTCGTCCGTCAGCAGGTCGCCCGCCGAGACACCGGCCGCCTCAAGCCTCGCGTCACAATAAGCATATTGCGCGTCGAAGTACCACCCGCCTGTTATCGTCCGGCTGGGTGTTACGGTGAAGGTGAAGTCGTACTCCCCAGGCCCGGTGATTGTGATGTCGAAGGTGACCTCGAGGACGGCCCTGGTGCCCACGTCGAAGGTTGTGACACCGCCGGCCTCAGCGACCCACTCGCGGTCGATGTTCCCCGCATCGATGTGGTACTGCGGCCCATACTCGGAAAGGCAGTACACGGGCACCCCGCTCTCTCCATTGCCAACCAGGATGCCGTTGTGACCGTTGCCCATGTTCGTGTGGACGACGGCGGCGGCCCGCCCGCCAGAAGGGTGGAACTCCCACAGGTAGTGGTGCTTCTGGTACTGCCGCGTTTCATCAGCCCCAGGCTCGATGGCCGAGTATGGGTTGTCAGAGTATGGGGCGATGATGGGGGCAGGAAGTGCGAACGGGACAGACCACCGCGCGCCGAACTCGGTGATTGCCCCCCGTGGTGCCGGGTACATCGTCGCCATTGTCGGCACGGCCACCCCTGTCGGTAGGTATTCGGCCGCCCGCACGAACTTGGCGCGAGTCTCGTGGAATGCGACGAGGAACGGGTCGGCTGTCATATAGCTGTCGGGGTATGCGTAGAAATTACTCTGCATGTCCGACATGATCACAAAGCGACGGCCGCCAACCTCCATACACGCGGCACGGCGCGGCCAGTGAGGGAGAACTGGGAATGGGAACCCGGAAACGACACGGCCGCTTTCATACAGCGCTGGCTGCACATCGACTCCAAGGTCGGTCAGGTAATCGTGGGGAATCGCGCTGGACCCGTCGATCGTGGTGTAGCTCCCCATGAAGTTCTGAAAGTCCATGTCCGGTGCTTGCCACGAGAAGCACCCATAGGTTGATGTGAGGAAGTAGGGCTTCGTCCTCACCGCGTCGCCGGACGTCACGCCGTCGGCCGCCGGCCACCAGTGGTACTCGGCGTTGCGCTGCCCGTTGACTGTTCTGGCCAGCGGGTCGCGCGGGACAACGGGCGGGTTATCAACACCGAACGAAGTCGACAGCTTGCTCGGGTGAAGCGCCCATTCTCCATTGACGCGCCGAGGTGCGACCGCGGTTGCCCACCAGTCAACAGGAAAGGCTGTGACGTCATCGAGGGTCGTGAAGAACTCATAGCCTAGCGACCCGCCACCCGCGTCGATGCGCACGAAGTGTTTGTCGATGTCAGGGTTGTACTCGATCAAGATCGTCGCCTCTTCGATCTTGAACTTCTGGACAGTCTTCTTCCGACCGAGAGTCGCAAGCGCGCGCAGCTTGGAAAGTGCGAAGGGGAGATGGCGCGAAGCTCCCTCCCCCACCAGGATCTTGTGGACGTTCATGCCTTGACCACGGTCGTCGCGTCAACGATAGCCTCGAGCCTGTCGATCTGGAAGTCTTGGCCGTCTTCGTTGGTGATCGAGAAGTTGTAGTACGACCCCTTGACACCAAGGCCCGCCTTGGCCCTGCCAGTGTGAACGCCCTGTTCTCGAACGAGGCCGACCGGGTACTTGTACTCGACCCCCTTGTCAGCGACGAAGCCCACTTTTAGGTCTGTGCCCACTTGACCTGAGACATACATGAAGGGGACACGCTTGATGTTCGTGGCGCCGAAGTTCGTGTTGAACGTCCGCACCTGGGCGACAATCGGCGCGCCGTCGTCAGTGTCGCCAGCGAGCTCGTAGACCCCGTCGGCGCGTACACCAAAGAACTTGTCGCCGAAGCGCAGCACATTGTCGAAAGCGAAGTCGGTATAGCGCGTCACCGCACCAGTAGCAAGGTTGATCGAATACGCCTCGTAGCTCGCCTCGACGATCTCACCGCCGGCCGCGACCATGGTGATTGCCGGTGCAACGAGCCACGCTTGACCACTCGGCACAACCTGAAGCGAGGGCGCTGACAGGGACCAGACGGTTGCCTGTTGTGCGCGCCCATCAGCGACCAGTGTGTACCTGCCGACGAAGTGCAGCGCGGCCTCCCCGGCGGAGCCCGTTGCGCCGACAGCTTCGACCTTGTATCGATCTTGCAGGGCGAGTGACGCCTGCGCCCCGCTATGCCCGTCGGTACGGTAGCGCCCTGCATATGTGAGCTGTGCCAGACCGACCCCACCCGTGACCCCGCGGCCTTCCACGGACAGGCTCGGGGCGCCCAGGTTCATCTGGAGCGTCCGCACGATGGTCATCGTCGCGCTCAGCGCAACCTTCGGGGTGCGCATCTCGCCCCGGAGGCCAAAGCGGCCTTCCAACTCGATGGCTGGGAGGCGCAGCTGCGCACCTTGGATGTCACCCTGGGAGCCGCTCCCGCTGACATCGTAGCCGCCCTGGTGGCGCAAGAAGCCGTGGCTCAGCTTTGCGTAGTAGGAGCCAAACGCGGCAACCTTCCCAACCACCCCGCGCCCTTGCCCCATCGCTCGGTCGGAGCCGATCGCCTGGATGCCGTCCAGCGTCGCAATACCGTCGATGATCTGCCCGGAGAGTATCCGGCCGCCAGAGAACAGCGGGCCGAAGGTGCTGACGCCAACACCCCATGACGGCGTCGCCAAGCCGCCCTCTGCGATGCTACCCAGCGGGCCGACCCCACCAAAGCCAGCACCGCGCGCGCCTTCGCCGCCGAACGCAGAGAGGGGGCCAAGCTGCGCAACACCTGAGCCTCGCGCCAGCGCCCCGCCGGTCGCAGACAGCGGGCCGAACTTGCCCAGGCCGAACGACTGCGCTTCAAACCCGCCGAGGCCGTCCGACAGCAGCGGGCCGATGGTCGCAGTGCCCGACCCGACACCCGCGTTAACGGCGACGACCTTCGCACCCTCAACCGTGTCACCTTCCATGTAGGTGGCCGCGGCGAGATAGAACTCGTTGCCGATTGCGAAGCTCTCGGTATAGCGGTGGATGTCGTTCTGGTAGTAGTGGACCGAAGAGCCCGTGCGGACGATCTTGAAAACGTCCAATGACGAATACGGGCCAAGGTCCACAACCTCGCGGCCACGATTGACCACCGAGACCGATCCGCGGTTGAACTCCAGGGCGTGCTGGATGCTCAGGTAACCGGCCCCTGTGTAGTTGTCGGCGAGGCCAATGACAACGCCGACGGTCGAGGTCGGCACCGAGAACTGATAACCCCCGTCACCCTTGATCGTGGGAATGCTGATCGCCCCGGCATCCCAGCCAACTTGCAGGGTCCGCTCAACGACCGTCGGTGCCCCGCTTGACCCTGCACTGGCCTCTTGGGCCACCTCAATCCTGACGTACTGGTCGGTCTCAGCAAGGACGAAGCCCGTAGCGTTCTTGTCGATGCCGGTCGTTGTCCAGTAGCTGTCAGGGATGAGCTCCTCTCTCACCCACTCGCCGTTGATGAAGTGGACTCGGGCGTACCGTTTCGGCAGCCCGTTGCCTGCCGGCAATTCTTTCGGCCGAATCCCCGCGACGAACCCAGAGTAGAGGGTTCGGCATTGCCGTGAAAAATACTCGCCCCCGAAATACCCAGGGAGCGATACCGGGATCAAGGTTCCGCCGGAATTAACAGGGATATACGCACCGGACATTTTTATCGACCAAGGTTGAATTGAGTGTCACCGGACGAGGAAGTCGAACGTCCCGTAGTAGTCAGCCCCCTGCGTGGGCTTGTAATCATAGAACTGATACACGTCGGCGCCTGTCACCGGGTCTTTTGTGAGGATGTAGCCCCCGCCTCCGCTGCTGCCGCCCGCTCCCACCTGACCGAACGCCCCAAAACCTCCAGGCGATGGCGAGGGGATGGGCGGCATCGGGATGTTCGGCACCGAGGGCGGAGTGTTCGGCACGGACGGTGCGGGCGGCGGGGGTGCGGGCGGCTTCGCGGGCTGGCCTGCGGTGAGGCCCTGTACCATACCAACGCAGTCCGGGGCAGGATTGGCGTGCGCAGATGCAACCATTGCGACCTGCTCGAGCGTCAGCTGGTCGTCAGGGATCAGTACGCTTTCAGCGATGCGCCTCGCCTCGCTGATGTTGTGAATGTCATACTTGGTGTCAATCACCCCGCTGTACTCGTAGAGAGCCCACTTGTAGAGCCTCTCTTTCGGGAGCACGGGGTCTACGCCTGGGATCGTCGTGAGCTTGGGCACTCGCTTGAGTTCGCTCTCCAGGGTTTCCACGCACAGCGTTTTGTTCGTCCAGAACAGCTCCACCCCCCAAGACAGCGGCGTGATGCGAAACCGAGAGTCGCGAGGGTCGACATCGCTCAGCCCAGAGTCGGCCAGTTGTGCGTAGGGCTCAACCATGTCGATCCAGAAGGCCGCCTCAATGTCGCCGGCTGCTCGATGAATGTAGTTGACCCCACTTTCGCCGCGAAACTGAATAGTCTGGCCCGGAATGTTGGACGTGTACGTCACCGAGTCGCATTGCGTCAGAACTGCGAGCACCTCGTCTGGCACGTTGGCCTCGTACTGAAACACCCCATCGACATAGGCGCTGGACACGGAGACCTCTGAGACGGCAAAAGTGGCGGAGTTGGGATCGCTGACGTTTGGGTCCACATGCCACTCCCAGTGTTGAATCGGGTCTAGCACCCAATTCCCCCATTCATCCTGCACCGAGCGGCGCTTCAATGTGAGGTTGATCCATGGCCACACCTCTTCATCTCGCCGGCCTTCAAACGCAAACGCCATTTTGTTGAATGGGGCGTGGTACTGATCCACCGCGAGGGCCCCCATTGCTTCAGGTGAAGCCTCGGCATCTCCGAAGAGCCCCGAGAAGTACGGCGGGTACGCAATGCTGAACCTCAGAACTGTCATGTTTGATCCAGTCTAGCTCGTTGTTCTTTCGTTGCGGAACGGTGCGCTTGCCCTGCGTGCATTCGCCAAACGTAGCCGATGAACCCCAGCTGCGTCGGCCTGAGTTTCTCTGTCAGCAGGATGTCGCAGTGGATCGGATGTTCGTGGAGTCGATCGAGCCAGGGCTCAACGTCATCTCGACGGTAGACACACAGGTGGTGGTCGCGCTGCAGGGACGAATCAAAGCGCGTGCCCCACAGGCGCCGCTCAAGCGTGACCACGCCCCGGGCCGTCTTCAGACCGAACAGGCATGCGTCGATTGCGCCAGGGAGGATGTAGTCATCGGAATCCACGTAGCTGACGTAGGGGTTCGTCCCCAGCCGATACCCTCGCGCCCGCCCGGCGCCGACGTTACCCTCGTCGCCCTGGACGACGTGAACGGTCAGGTTGGGCTCTCTCGAGAGGGACTCCATGCACTGGTCGAGCCAAGGCTGAACCGTGCCGGAGTACGTCAGGACATGGACGTCGATCACAGAAGGGTGGCTGCGTAGTAGTCGATGGTCTGGACTGCGCCAGAGATCAGGGACGTGTTCGACAGGTTCAGGTCTGCGCCGGCCATGCCCACCGCGCCCTGCAGCCGCGGCTCGGAGGTGCTGGCCGCGCCCGTGTCGCCGCTGGCCACGAACCGATAGTGGGTCGCGATGCCGGTGAGCACCGTTGTGCCTTTCCAGACCTCGCCAGCCGACTTGGTAATCACGCCGCCCGTGGCGCTCGCCTCAAAGCTCAGCCCCGCGCCCGTGTCATTCAGCGAGATCGTGCACAGCAGGTCGGTGCTCGCCACGGCGTCGGCGTCGGCGGGGACGGGGCCGCCGTAGAGTTTGATGACACCGCCGCCGAGGACTGATCGAAAAGACCCGGTCGCGAGAATGCCGTTCTTCAGGCCGGTAGATGATTTCAATGCCATGATGAGCTCCTTATTGCGCCGGCAGCGTGAAGTTGAAGACGTCGATGGTGTTCGGGGACCCCACCGTGATCGACAGGTTCGTGAGGTTCACGTCGCCGCCAGCCGCGGCGATCGAGCCGTCGATGCGAGCCTCGGAAGACGAGCTGGTCGAAGGGTCGCCGCCAAGAGGGAAGAAGCGGAACCACCCCGCGGTGCCCGCCGCGAGGCCCGTGAAACGCCACAGCTCATCGTCAGTTTTCGACAGCGTGCCGTTTGCCGCCGGCAAAAAAGTGAGGCCGGTGGCCGTGCCGTTGTTGGTCACAGTGCCGAGCAACGTGCCAGTGGCGCCGGAGTCGGCGGAGATAGGCTGCGGGCCGGTGTAAATATTGATCTTGCCGAGATGGAGTGCACCCTTGATGCCACCACCGGCCCCACCGTCGAGCATCTTGTTGCGAAGACCTGTTGAGAGTCGTACCGTCATTTGTCATTACCTCTTGTTGAATGCGGCGCCGCCGCTCTTGAGCACAACCACGAACCTGTTGTATCCATACTGGTTGAAAACAGACCCTGCGGCTCTGACGCCCGGGGCCAAACTGACGTCAGATTCTGTCAGATTCTCAAACGGGGAGGCCCGACACAAGCCCCGGCTTGTCCAGAAATACAGGCGGTCATCCGGCCCCCAGTCTGCGTTTTGACCGGGGATCGCCCCGTAATCAGCAACCGACTGCAGTCCGTCCTGATTATACAGAAAGGTCTGTCTTTCAGTAGAGAGTGTCAGAGCGCCGCCGCCTTTGGGTTCGACGGCTGCCATGTGCGTCAGCCGCCCGGGGATCTGAATGAACGAGTTGTTGAGGTTGAAGAGGTGGAACCCGAGCGGTTCACTGAACCACACAACTGTGATGTCCTCAGCCTGGAGGTATTCGGCTAGGCATAGTCGCCCTTGATACACGGCGACCTTGTGGGCGGCCTCGGGTGGGTGATCCAGGAACTGGGTGGTGAGCTCTCGGCCGTTTGCAGGTGTCGAGATCACAAACGAGGTTACCCCCTCGGCGACGAGGCTGTGGTTGCGGAACACACCACCCGTGTCGGCCAGATAGATGGCCGTGAGGCATCCAGGCCGGCTCGGCAGATCCTCGATGGTCACCCCGCCGTCAACGCACATGAACGGGATCGACGGGCTTGCCCCGCCCTCTCGCCCGTCGCGGTCGATGAAGGTGAAGCACACTTGGTAAAGACCCTTCCCCATCGAACCGCTCGCCGACGAAAGTCGACCGCTAGATGGGGTCGGGATGCCCCACTCCCGGGTCACTCCGTCGCTCGAGATGATCAGCTTTCGGCCGGCCGACAGGAACACCTCGCCGTTGAGTTCGGCCCACGATGCCTCATTCGCCAGCCCGGTGGCCAGCTCCGCTCGAGACCCGTCACGCTTGACCTCGAACAAGACGCCGGTGTCGATGACATACATTCGGGCGAAGTCGAACGTGGAGAAGCTGCTCGTGATTTGCCCGCCGGGCGAGAAGCCCTCGAAGCCGTCCCTGCGAAACAACAAGCCTTCGTTGTTGATGTTCACGTTGTCGGCCTGCTGCAGCAGCTGCCACGTCAACGGCGCAACACCCTGCGAGCCAGGGCGCCCTCGCAGGGTGTCCGCTGTGTTATTCAAGCCCGCGAAGGCCTTCAGGGTCACCCTGCCTCGATTGGAGTCGACACCAGACACTCGCATTTTTCAGTCCTTAGATGTGGGTCCGCCGACCCGGGTGAGCGGAGACGGCTCGGGGTCGGCGGTGGCTGGGGTTACTCCGGTCGATGGCTCCGGTCAAGCTGCCAAAGCCGCAACAAAGTGGCGGCGCCCCAGCTGGGCACACTGCTTGATCAGTGGGTCGAGTCGTACACACCCTCGACGAAAATCCGTTGTTCTGCTGTGCGGCGCTTGGTAAGGCCTTTGCTCTCGGTAAGGACGCCGTTGATGCGCACCTTGTTCCAGCGGAGGAACTGCTCGGCAGCCTTCTCGAGCCACCCCTGGTTTAGCAACCCCATGAGGGTGCTCCCGGTCACAGACGCTGCGCCGCAGTTGAATGCAAGGCTCACCAGCGAGTCGAACTGCTGTGGGGTGAGCTTAACCTTGGCGCCCTTGCGGACGGCCCTCTCGGCCTCCATGAGGTCGATGGCCATGATGCGAGCGCCCTCCTGCTCGTTGATGCGGACGGGCAGGGTCTCGCTTTTCTTCTGCAGGTGACCGTAGCCCCATGTCCAGAGCCCGCCCTGGTCACGGTACGGCTTGGCTGCGAACTTCTCCCACCCGCAGACGAAGTCGATGAGCTTGGGGGAGGACTTCATGTCGTCATTCACTCGCCGATCTCCTCAAACTTCTTCTTGGCCAGTTCTTCGGCAAGGAACACGAGGCGCGTGCCCATGTGCCCGCCGATGCCGGCAGCAACAGCGCAGAGACTAGCCGGAAGACCGAAGCCGTCGCCGGCCATGTAGGACGCGAGGCCGACCACGCCGGAGATCAGCATCTCCCCGAACAGCTCGGCGACGTTGAAGATGCGGGTGTGCCCCGCCTTCACCTTTGAGTACCAGTTGATGAAGCCGCCACCGAAGGCCATGCCCATCGCGAGCACCCATGTCGCGGCAGTCCAGTTGGTCGGGTCTTTCTCAGGCATCACAGCCCTCCGTATTGCACGACGCGCACCTTGGATCGGTAGCGATCCATCTCGGCCTTGGCCTCTGCGCAGGATTGAATGAATGCGGCACGGTGCTCGTCCGACGCGCGCTTGTTGTAGGTCTCGGTATCCCGCTTGAGGTAGGCGAGGTGCTTCATCCAATCCAAGAGGTGGATGTGGTAGTCCTCATCGACCTCGCTGAGCGTGTGCGCCTCGTCGACGACGCGCTCCAGCGGAAGTCGGTAAACCTGCAGATGCACGACGTCATCGGCGGCCGGCGGGCTGACCCACTTGACCTTGCCGACCTCGCTACCGATGACCATGTAGCGGACCTCGCCAGGGGCGCGGTCGTTGTAGAGGAACGACGAGATTCCGTAGTCGTCCCTGCGCATTAGGTTCTGGTCGGTCCAGTTGGCGATCGCGATCTCACGACCGTCGGACTCGCGCTGGGCCTTGTCGAAGCGCAGGATGAGCGGGCTGACAGCTGCGAGCTCCTCACCGGCGACAATGTCCACCCGGGTCAGCGGGGACGTGAAGTCGTGGATGCCGCCGGTGAGGCGGACGAACCGACGGTATGCCGCTTCGGCGTAGCGAATCGCCTCTGCTCTGGACCAGAGATAGGGCTCGACGTCGTCAAGGACGTCGGCTCGCCACGCGTCGATCAGCTCGCCGGCGTTGATCATTACTCAGACTTCTCAGCTTGGTAGGCCAGCCACGCCTTCTTGACCTCGTCGCTTTCGGGCTGGAAGCCGACGATGGCCTTGATGGCCACAGGCTTCGGTGCGCCGCCAGCATTGAAGTCCTTCGAGCTGTTGCGCTCGACGAGGTCTTCGATAGCGGCCTTGATCAGCTCTTCGCGCTCGTGGCCCTGGGGTTCTTCGGGTAGGCGCTTCTCTTCTTCAAAGCCCTCGCCCTGCTCGCCGTCTACGCGCTCGGCGCCGATGCCGACCACCTCGGGCACGAGGATGAGCTGCACCGGACGGGCGACGCCCTTCTCGAAGCGCACGGCGAGGCCGGTCTTGGAGATCAGGGTGTGGTTCCGGTTCAGCACAAAATGGGGGAGTTTCACTTCACTCATCGTCTTCTCCTTGCAAGCTGAGCCCCGAAGGGCTCAGCGGGTTGGCTTAGTTGGTGATCGCTTCGTGGATGCGACCGTCGAGGGTGTAGGTCACCCGCACTCGGGCCTTGCCGGCCGTCGCATTGGCAACGGTATAGGCCATGGTCAGGCGGATGTTGGCGCCGTCGTTGCAGAGCAGCTGGGTCACGTTGCTCATGGTGAGCGCGGTGCGACCGGCGGTCTTCAGGTCGACGGCGCTGGCCAGGGCGGTCAGCGAGCCGGCGATGCCGACGGACAGGGTGGCCGCGGTCGGGCCGACATAGGCCTGCTCGACGATCACCTCGCCGCCGGTGATCACGGCGCCGCGGGGGATCAGCAGGCCGTCGAAGGTGACGGTGTTGGCCACCGGGCCGGTCAGGAGGTTCTCGGCCGGGTCGGTGGAGGCGGCGACGGTGGAGCCGAAGGTCTTCTTGGCACCGTCGACGCTGTCGACCACCCAGTTCTGGTGGGTAAGGACGAACTCTTCGGCGAGGTGGTACTGGGCGCCGCGGGTTGCTTGCAGTTTGGGCATGCTAATTTCCTCGTTTAACGTCTATTGAGCCACGTCGACAGCGATCAGACCGAAGTCTTCCACGGTGCCGCCGCTGTATTGGGAGTAGAACTTCGGCTTCAGGAAGCCGAGGATCTTGCCGGTGCTGATGCCCTGCTGGTTCTCGTAGTCGAAACCCTTCTCGACCCACTCCGGGTTGCCGATGTCGGCGAAGCCCAGAGCCTGCGCACCACAGAACAGCATGCGGCAGCCGTCGACGGTGCCGGTGGAGCCCCACTTGGCGCCGGACGCGGCGGTGCGGGTGTTCGGGACGTGACGGAACTCGTGGATGTAGAGGTCGTCGATGCGAACGGTGCCGCCGGTGAAGAGCGGGTTGCCCTTGTCACGCGGCATGGCGTGGCGCAGGTTCAGCAGGTAGGTCGGGTCGAGCTTGAGCTTGGCCATGGCCTGCGGGCTCAGGAAGATGTGGTAGGTCTCCTGGCCGCCGTTTTCCTTGACACCGCGGATGTAGTTGTCCTTGGCGTAGGCCTTCAGCTGGACGAAGAGCTCCCAGCACGGGGTGTCGGCGGCGAGAAAGCCGGCCGAGGTGTTGGTCTTCTGGCTCGGGGACAGCAGGCCGCCGGACGCCTTGTCCCAGGTCATCAGGCGCTTGGAGGTCGGCGCGGTCACGTCCTGCGCGAACTCGAGGTTCACCATGTCGGAGCCCGGGCGGACACCGCCGGAGTTCTTGGTGCCGTAGCTCATGCCGGCCAGGGTCAGGAAGGCCATCTGGTCGATACGGTCAGCCAGCCAGTAGGCCAGGACGTCACGGCTGTTCTCGCGGAAGGTGACGACGGACTTCTGGTCGGCCATGCGGCCTTCGTGGCGGTTGGCATGGCGGATCTGGTCGATGCGGATGACCTGATCGAAGGACTTCATCGCCTCTTCGTTACCTTCCAGGGTGCGGTCACCGGCAACGCCGTCACCTTCCAGGTCAGCCAGCAGGGTGATGACAGCGCGAGCGCCCTTCTCGGACTTCTTCAGCTCGGTGATGTGCTGAATGACCGAGTTGGAGTCGGAACCGGAGAACTGGTTGACGAAGCTGTAGTTGCGGGCTTGGCGCCACAGGTCTTTGGACCATGTGGTCTTTTGCTCGTTGGTGAGCAGGGCAAAGTTGGTCAGACTCATTCGGAACCTCCGTTATGTGTGAGCCGTGGGATTCGCAGTGCGCTTGCGCGCTCCAACACACTCTCGCGGTGTCTGCGTCTGCCTGTGTCGCTGGCAAAATGCGAAGAACACGGCCGTAACGGGGTCGAGTCGCCCACCTGTGCGCCGGTGGGTTGCGAGGTGACATGCTACAAACCGCCTGTCATGGTTGGCACCTTACGGGTGCCAGTCGGTCACGACTCTAACAGAGAGCGTTAGAGTGCGCAACAATTACAGCCGAACAAGGATCACCTCCTCTCTCAGTTGCAATTCGCATCGTTCACCTGCTTGACGAACCTCCGCGCGACCTCGGTTGCGGTGTCGTATCCACGCCCGGCGAAGTAGACCTCCGTGCCTGATCGCAGCGTGACCGTGACCCTGGAGTTCGCAACAACCACGGTGCTGACGTCGCTGGATTCGATCCAGCGGTTGTCGTCGATTTCGATGAGGCTCATTCGACGAGCACCCAGTCGTCGGCCAGCATGTCCTGTTGACTGGGCACCCACCCAGGCTGCATTGTTGCCGACGCGGTTCTAAGGCCAATGCAAGGCTGCATGGCGAGACCCTTGAACATTGCATTGCCTGGGGCAATGTAACATAGCCACATGCCCTTTCCATTCCAGCCCTTGCGGGCGACACGCCTCGCTGACTTGAGTTGGTCGAGAGCCCAGCCGAAGCTACCAGTGGGGACGTGGGAGTCGCGCCACTTGCTGATGCGGAAGAGCGCGTCGTCCAGGTTGTCGACGAGCGTCGCCTCCAGAACCTTGAGCACGAAGTCGCGACGGGCCTTCTCCTGCTCTTCACGATGCCGATTCTCGTCGCCGCGGTCTTCACGGTGACGGAGCTCGGCAAGAAGGTACCCTTCGAAAGCCCAGGCATTGTCGAATGCCTTCTCGTAGGCGTATTTTTCGCCGAGCTCCTTGTTGAAGTTCTCGGCGCTCACGCAGCTGGACTCGCCGCGGACGGTGAAGCCGTTCTGCATCGTCAACTGGCACACCGTGGTGCGGCCGTCGG